ATCTGATAAAAATGTTGAACAACTCAAAATGAATTTCATATTTGACACTTATCCCAGTCCGAAATTAATTAAATATGGTTTTAATCATATGGAAAGTGATTTGGACATGATTTTGTTGACGGAAACCAATTATTATCGCGCTGGATTGGAATTTGACTTTGCACGATCCGACGAGAACAGTATTGTCAGCAAAAGTAGTCAATTTTTCAAAATCAATAATTTCAATCAAAATTTTGCGGAATTTTGGGAAATTATTTGTTTGTTTGGTTTACTGAATACCGATCAAAAAATTTATTCACCACTTAATTCGACCGATCTTTCCAACGTAATCAATGTTTATCAGGCCATGACTGGCACCAACCACAAATATGTTTCGGTCACACCCAAAAGTAAGGACACTGCCACATTAGTTTGGCATAAATATTCAGATTTGGACATAAATGAAAATGCCGCAGTTCAGTTTATTTTGAATGATTTACCTAATCTATTGAAAAGGCAAACTAATGGGTCCAGTATGATTTTACAATTATTTGCCATACAAACTCAAACCATGGCCGAAATTATTTATTTGTTGTCCATGTTATATCAGGAAGCTTACATCGTCAAACCCACAGTCATTTCGACATTATTTGACGCAAAATATTTGGTCTTAATTGGCATGAAAGAATCATTTGATCTGGTTGTTCCCAAACATGATGATAATGTTTATTTATCAACATTGGGATTAGAAGTTCCTGAGGAAATCGTTAATAAAATACAATGTGCCAATTCAGAATTAATTCCTCTCAAGTATAAAAAATATCAACAGATTAAAACTTATTTGGATAGCAAAATATATGAAGGACCCACTTTCCAACAAATGATTGAAAGTCAAGATCGTAATACTCTTGATTGGATTGAAATTTTTGGACAACCAAAAATGGCTAAAAATTTAACGGATACAACTATTCAAAAATCAGAACAACGATGCCAAATATATGCCAGGTTATCCATAATATATTAAAATTTATCTCCATATATTCACAAGATTCCTTGTTCTTTCATTTCCTTGATTTTAGCATCGGCTTCATCTTTCAAATGTTTGGGTAAATATTGTTCGGCTAACATATCAGATAATTTCTCCTCGGTAATTAATCCCAGGGCCACTTGGTCTTGGTAATATAATACGGAAGCTACCATGTCTAAATTTTCACCACGAACAACTTTGGTAAAAATGAGTCCATATCTATCGGCGAAATCCTGGAATTCCTCACCCAATTTGGTTATGACTGTAATGAAATCTTCCTTGACCAAATCTGGATCTTTCATTCGCTTTTGGATGGCCTTGATAGTTTTCATAATGGCAATAATTCGTGGAGTTTTGATTTCTCGCAATTCTTCGTTGGTAACTTGAGTTTTGAGCTCAGATGTCATTTTATCTAATCATAAGAGATTAAGATAATTTTATATCAGTCTTTAATATTTAATTTATTTGTCCACAAATAAATTAAATATTGCAATAACCATATTTTAGACGGATAGTTTAGAACTACGATTTTTTTTGGCTCGATATTTCTTCTTGCCAGTTTTTTTTGTGTTAATTTTTTTGCATTCGGATTCGGCATCACTCGAGTTGGTACTTGTGGAATCGGTAGATTCAGTTAAATCACTTGTCTCACTTACTGTTGAATTAGATTTGTCACTGGTCGTGATTATTTCTTCATGATCCTCATAATTCTCATCATCTTCATGATCGCGATCGTCATGATCATCGTAAATCTTTTTTTTAGATGATTTGATAAGTTCCGACGTGGATTTCGTTTTCTTGGTGGGTATGTCTTCCTCATCAGATGACATGACTTCAATATCATCCAATGATAAAAACACAAAATTTTCTGATCTTGGTTGAATGATAGTATGAACATGTTTAGTATTTTCTCTGGTTATGCCCATTTCGCGATAATATTGATCTAACCTTTTAATGCCATTTTGAATTCTGAGAATATCGAAACCATGTTTGACGCACAAAAAATCAATTAATTCTTCTGACTGAAATTTTCGTAATTTGATATTATCTTCTGTTATAAAAAAATCATCCGATTTATCCAGATCAGATAGAGCATTGTGATAATAATCACGAGCATCAATCATGCATTCTTGGTTGGCCAATTCTTCGGCAACCGTTGGATTTTTTTTCGCTTCTGGTTTATCAAGGCCTCTTTTGTTATTAACATATTGTAAAACTGCTTCAAGTGTTCCATATTTTTGAATTAATTTATAGGCTCCTTTGGGTCCAATCCCATGCACATTTTTACAATAATCGGTACCCAATAGCACACACAAATCTACAAACTGATCCATGGTGAGATTCATTTTTACTAATGTTTTATTTAAACTTATTACCTTAACTGGTTTATTCTTGTTCATAAAACGAAGCATGTCTTTGAACAAGTAGGGTGCACCAAATGCTAACATATCCGAATCATCCGAACAAACACCTTGTACATATCTTTCACCATTGGCATCATGTCGGGCAGCCAACCAGGAACAAACAACATCCGCTTCTCCGGGTGCATTTATATAAGGTATACCCATCAAATCCAAAAGAATTTGAGCCTCCTTGATATCTTCTTTAGTTAATTTGACGGTTTGTTTATAATTTTTGATGTATTCTTCATCTTCGGAGTCACTTATTTCTTCCAATCGTTTTTCTGCTTGCATTTTCCGAATTTTTCGTTTTTCCAATGATTTACTTTTGATCTTGGGTGACTTACCATCAAAAACAAAAATGGGAGTCATTTTGTTTTGTAAAAAAGTTAAAATTTTATAAAAGAGACCATGGAGATGACTGACTAATTGTCCCTTGGAATTTCGCAAATCTTTGCCCCCACTTCTCACGCCAATGATTATTTTATTGAACAATAAACTAGCATCTACCGAAACGGACATTCCCTCGAATTTGGAAAATTTGTAAAATTTGATGGCAGCATCCCCCGTACATTCTTGAATTAATTTTGGTAATCCTTTTATACCCATTGTATATTTTAATAAAAATAAATACTACTTTAAATAATTTACTATTGAATAGTTAATTTTGTAAAGTGTAGCGATTAATATTTCAATTTTTTATGAAAAATGTATCAATATTAACTAATACTTGCGAACAGATGATTTGGTTTCTTATTCTCTTGATACTGCATCTTCATTATTTTCGTCCTCCTCTTTGTCATCATTATCCATTTCTTGGATATGGTCTTGAATATGGTCTTTAATATGGTTTGGACTTCGTTGATTTTTTAAATTTATAGGATTCATCAGGCTCTGGCTCTTCTTCTTCTTCTTCTTCATCTTCGTCCTCGTCTTTGTCATACTTATTATCCTTGGGAACAATTTTATGTTTTTTATTTTTGACATTGACCATATTGGAAAACCATTGTACATATTCTGATTGTAGTTCATTGTGACATTTTCTCTTAATTTTTAATAGATTATTACGCATGTGCATGCAAAAATGTATCGTATTGGGAATATTGTACTCATCCCAACATATGGAATGTATCTTGTCAGGATCAAATGATATTTCATGTTGGATGGCCCATCTGATAATGTCTGAATTATCACATATAAAGGCGGCTTCATAAATTTTATGTGACCATATTTCGTCATCTTTTGCCATTGGGCATTTATTTTCCATGGCCCAATTCATAATATCGAGCCGATTATTAGAAGCTGCCACAATATAAATATTTTGATTCCATGGGCAACCATGTTCGTGTGCCCACTTAAGCAAATCAAAATGACCATTTTTCGCAGCTTTTTCACAAACATTTTCATTCCAAGGACAATCATGTTTGCGTGCCCATTTTAGAATTTCTAATTGACCATATTTAGCTGCTTTTATACAAATCTCATCATCCACAAATACAGCATTATTTTTTGCCCAGATTAACATTTCCAGATTACCATTTATGATAGCATAAATATATATTTTGAGAGACAATGGAAATCCATGTTCAGCCAATGCTAATAACAACGGAAAATTATTTTTGTAAGCCGCATATTTAGCCATATTCTTTTTCAAACGATGTTTGGTATTAACTATTTTTTTTAGGAGCGCGGATTTATATATGAATGCATACTTACATAATTTATAATATGTGAACAAATGACAATCATCAAATGGGCAACCATTTTCAAATAAATATAGCATGATATCGGCATTTTTTTTATTAGCATATATTATAGTCTTTTTGTGCCAGGGATAATTTAGTTGTCGTAATTTTTTTAGCAAATCCACATTATCCAAACCAACAGCCGCTAAACTAGTATAGTCATTGGGAGGATAATTTAATTTATGTAGTATGTCCAACATTTCT